CGGTTCAGCTTTACGTACTCTATTTTTACTGGATTACGTGATGAGCCTTTTCTCAACACTCCTCTAACCCAACTCCAATACTGAGACTCTGATGTCCAAGGCACACCCTTTATTTCCCAAGGCTTAGTTTCACTCATTAGTCAGGTACACCTGTTGAGATAAACTCTCCTCTTCCCAGTCAGAATGATCAGGTTCACGGTCCCTTACCTTATACTCGTCAATAGTGTTAAGGGGAATTTTATAGCGAGTTACAGAGTTAATGACTAAATCTCCCTCTAACTCATAGACATCCTCAGCATACCATATCGGGTCATACCAGTCCAATGTCCCATCTAAATACTTTACTATACATTCTAGGTCTTCAATCATTTCTTTTAACTCCTATTCTTTCCCTAGCTATCTCAAAATAACCAGCGTCCAGCTCTATGCCGATGAATGACCTGCTTAGATTCTTAGCCGCAACACCTGTTGTTCCGCTACCCATTGTAAAGTCTAAAACGGTTTCGCCTTCGTTAGTGTAAGTTTTAATTAGGTATTGCATGAGTGCTACTGGATTTTGGGTTGGGTGCAATGCTCCTTGTGCGTTATTAAATTTAATTATTGTTTTGGGCATTGACTTATCTGCAGGGCATTTGTGCTTTGTAAGATCAAACTTACCATAACAATCACTTAACTTTGTGCGGTTAGATTCTGGCCTTATGTTTTTTGTATCTTTATCTGTAAGCTCGGGGTTGTATGTTGGCGGCTTGCTATAAAATACACATATATCTTCTGTGGCTTTTAATGGCATTTTCCAAGCATTTAAAAACCCTGTTGCTTGTGACTTCTCCCATACCCAACAATACTTAAACATTTTGTAATTAGAGCTAATCAACTTAGTAGTAAACGGCTGCGATGCTGTCATAACAATCGCACCATTAGGCTTTATAACTCTCTTTAGTTGTTCCCACATTGGATCAAGCGGTATAATTGAATCCCATTTACATGCTGTAGTTCCGATTCAGCCGTAGGGCGGATCGCACAGAACACAATCAACAGAACCGCTCGGAATGCTTTTCATAACTTCCAAACAGTCTCCATTAATTAACGTGTTCGGCAATACACGCCCTACGGACTGTACCTCCTTCTCGTTAGTTATAGTAAACATTATATTAAATACTCCTTCATATTTAGCTTTAAATTATCCCACTCAATATGGGTCATGTCATTCTTACATCTATTTTCAAACCAAGATAAGAACTGTAAATTGGTTAAGTCGTTTGCCCCACCTTTAGCCTTTGGTGTTACATGGTCTAACGAGGGCTTTTTATACCTCACGTAACCACTATCAACCCAAGCTATGTAAATGCAATTAAACTGCTTGTCATTGTAGAATCTTTCTATGTAGCTTTTATACCATTCAGTTGATACATCCCATCTCCCCGATCTATTAGTTATAACGTCATTTAATAGCTTCAATTTGCTAAAGTCATCAAATTGCATAAGCCAGTCTATTGATACATCAAACCTCAAATGCGTAGCCATATTGTTATATTGCCTCTTTATGGCACAATCAAACTTTTTAACACCTCTTAGATTTTTTGGTTTTCTTATTGTTACATTATTCCTTTTTAGTATTGTTGAAATTAATTTATGATTAGTGCCTATATTTTTGGCTATACTCCGCATTGATGCACCACCTAAATACAAACCCACAACACCTCCGTCTGGTATTTCTTTCATACGCTCCAAACAATCACCCTGCATTAAGTTAATCATCCCTATATTTATCCTCTATAGTCTTAACATCAACACCATACTCATCAAACTCAAAAGCTATCTCATACACCAACGGATCTTCATACTCATTCATATAGACTAGTAAAGCTGTCTCCTGTAACTCACGATACCAGTTAGAGCTTATTGTCTCTCCCCTATGAGTTACAAATTTAAATGGCTCTACCCCATAGTAGGCAATATAAGCCTCTACAACCCTCTCTAACATAGTTTTAATATCAGGAGAGGACTCTAAGTAAGATAACGCAGTAGCGGCCCCTATAGTGTCTCCTTTACGAACTGAGTACTGTTGTCTTAACTCTGGCGTTATGTTAGGTAATCCTTGGATATTATCTACACTTTTATCACCAGACAATAACTGTCTACAGTAACTCCTCATGCAATCCATTTTAGTAGGCTCTTTGACACCCTCTTTAATTTTATCATAGTTTATACTAGGGCAGTACACCATATCAATATCTTTATCTATGTAAGCTAGTATATAAGGCCATACACCTGTCTCGTTAAACTCAGCTTCACTGGCATTACCCCAGATAGCCATTTCATCATCCACTTCTTTACCATCTATAATATCTATGAACCTTCCATACTTATCAATGATAGCCTGCCTAATCTCCTCAAATAATATAGGTTTCTCTTTTCTCTCTCCTTTGTAGGGTAGAACTTGAGCATACTCATACCTAAAGTTTACACCACCGCCTAAGAGTACTTTATACTCTGGAGCTAGTCCAGTCCTTTTAATCCCTCCAACAAAAGAGTCAAAAGACCTAACACCCTCAGCTACATGATCCTCAATATCTCCTAGTAATCTAGTGTGCTCATCAATCTTAAAATCTTCTACAAGGAATGGCTCTTTACCTTTATCAGCCCTTTTAGTATTTAACTCTGCAAGCCACCCATTCTCTTTCTTTTTCCAATGCCCATAGAACTCCGTTTTATTAGCGAACTCTTTAGCTTTACTAGTTTTTATACTAGTGACAATAATATAATCCTCTTGGACAAATTTAGATGCCCTAAACACTGGACTATCTGCATCTATGATAACCATGTCATAGGGGTACTCTATAGATTCATCTACAGCATATTTATCTGCTTTTTTACTGTATCCCATTACGCCTCCAATAAAAAAGGGAGTTAGAGAAATCCCTAACTCCCTTAATCAAATTTTACTCAGCTTCGTCTACTTCAATACTATCTACAAAACCTAAGGCATCAGTATAAACCTTAAGCTTACTTGAGATTTTAGATCGATTAATAGCCGCATCGACCATAGCTGTAAACTCATCTGGCTTAATGTCGAACTTACCCACAGCTTTCTTTAAATCTTTAAGGTGTTCAGCCAAGTCAGCTTTCTTACCTGCTATCTCCATAGCCTCTGAGATATAACCTGCTAGTTCCTGTTTTGCTTCTTTTGTTTCAATAAACATCTTATGTCCTCTATTTAATTAAATTACTAGTGTAACTACTCATCATCTGAAAATGGGCAATCTTCATCTTCTTCAGGCTCAGGGTCAGGAGTCTTCTTTGGTGCGGCTTTCTTAGGAGGAGCTTTTTTACCTGATGCAACAGCTTTCTTTGGTGGCGCTTTCTTAGTTGTTTTCTCAGCTATAGGCTCCTCAGTTTCCTCAGGTTCACCTTCACTAGAGTCAGCCTTAGCTTCCTTATTAGCTTTCTCATATTCCTCAAACTCAATTTTAAGCTTACTGTCAGGCCAGTTAAGGGCACGTTCCATTGTAGACTTAATATTAGCTCTCACTTGCTGTAGAGACGAATCGTCATTACCACCTTTCCAACTTACACCGAAGGGTTCTAAGTCATACTCAGGACTTGGAATAGCCTTATGTTTTGTGCCAATATTTAGGGCTTTGACATTAATATACTTCTTATCGCGTACAGCTTGTAGGTCCATTACAAACACACCCCCCAGCAAATCTCCTAGCTCAAACTCTTGATCTACAGGTCCCTTAGGTACGGCCCCCGTACAAGTAGCTAATTTGCTAATGGTACTCTTGGGGTCAAATGCCCATCCACTAGGAGCTTTAGGGTTTGGTCGGCAACTTAATGCCGCTCCCTTAGCAACCATAAGTTTAGCAACTGGGTCCCACCAAGTATTAGTAATAAGGTGACGGTAAGGTCTCCACTCATCTTCTTCATCTTTGCTAAAGAACTTACCGTAGTTGACTAACACATCTGGGAAGTCAGCGTACAGGGCAACACTATCTACAGCCTTAGCAGGAGTAATAATGAGAGTCTCATCTTCTGTAAGATAACTACGTCCCTCAGATATAGATTTATCCTGTTCTGTAGATCCTTTATAATCTTCCTCATGGTCGGGACGTTCCTGAATACCTAAATCCATAATACCACTCAAAATTGCTACTTGAGATTCGCTCTCCTCACCTATCTGTTCAAGCAAGTGCTCATTAAACTCATCCCAGTCTACGTTAGACTCTGACGCTCTCTTCTCTACTTTCTTACTATAAGCCATTAAATGCTCCTGTTATCTTAAAATAAACTAACTGTGAAGGGTTTTAAAGGCTACCCCCTAGCCTTTGTACTACTTTACTATTTAAACTCCATGAGGTGTCCGTGTGGTAGCCTTATGGGCATGAACTAAGCGTGATTGCTTCTTGACGCCTCTGAGAATTAAACTTTGAATAATAGAATAGCCATTTAAGAGTTTCTCTAAGTGAGCCTCTTGGTCCAAATGCTTGAGACTGCGACCATTGGTAATGGAATATAGAAAATCATTCTTAGATAGCTCCTCATATAAACTATCAATGCCCTTTGGTCCATTTTCTGTTAAATCTGGAATATTACTTTTTTTACTCTTGTCCATGATGCTCTCCTCTGTTAAACATAATTGTTTGCTTTATTAATATGCAACTACTTACGATTGATTTAATAGCTTAGACTTTCTAATCTCTGCCAACTTTACTTTTCTATCTAACTCTTCTAACTCTTCATTAATACCCTCCAACGCTATACTATAATCAGAGTTAAATAGTTTATCAAATAATATCATATGTGTTGAAGTATCAGATGTATTTAAGAATTCTATAGTCTCTCGTATATCCTGTCTACTAGAAAAGAATTCTTGGTGAACCTCCGCCTTATAGTTCCCTACCATGTTATATAT